ATTAGTTTTACAAGGAGTTAGATATACTGATATAATTGAGTATTGCGATAAGAACTGGGGAATCCAAAAGAGGCAAGCCTCTATATACTATAAGAGGGCTTTACAGTATTTCAAGGAACAGTTTGATGAAGAGAAGCAATATGAGGTTGATAAACATACTATGATGTTGTATGACTTATATACTAAGGGTTATAAGGGAGGTGACTTAAATATCTGTAGGTTGTTACTTCAAGATATAGCTAAGATGAAAGGAATAGCAATAGATAGAGTGGATTTAACAAGTGGTGGAGACTCTTTTGTATTTAATTATACTAAACCTGAAGAGGAAGGGAATGATATTTAGATATAACATCCCCAGCTTTAATAGTTTTACAGCTATTTTGACAAGCAAAATAACATACATTTATTTGTCATTAATAAATACTCTGAAAAACAAATGAGTTTTCAAACATAATAAAAATAAACAACAATATCAAGAACCTTTTAGAATAAATTAATTTAAAAATAAAAACATGGCAGCAGCAACACAACCAGCATATTTAGATGTAAATTACACTACAATAGCAAGAGAGGAGAGAGCAACTTCTACAAAAAGACGAGACGAGTCTGTAGCGAAAGTTAAATTCTGTCTTATAGTAAGTACAATAAGAAGAGAGATAGGGGTGTTTCCTTTATCTCAAATGAGATTGATGCTTGGCTCAGAGCATCCTCATTATCTATACATAAAGAAATACCTAGTCAATGCAGACGAGCAGGCTGATGATGAAGATGATTCAAGCTGGAATCCAGAAACACAGTCTAAATCATTTACTGGGGTTGACGGATTAGAGTATGAAAAATTTAAAGCTTGGGCTAGTAAATTCAGAGGGGCAACATCAATAACACAATTCTTATAAAATGAATAAAGAAATATTAAATCTTTTCAAGTCTTCAGAAATCAAGGCACAAATTCTAGCAATAGTGGCAGTAATATGGCTAGTGCCAGTAATAATAGCATATTTTATGGCAGTATTTATTATGGTTAGACCATTGAATTACTTGATTGGCTTATTTAAAAAATGAAGATTAACTTCAAGCCAACAATAAAACAACACCAGGCCTGGGATTACTTGCATGACCAAAAGTCTTCCGAAATTCTCTTTGGGGGGAGTGCTGGTGGTGGTAAATCTTACTTCGGAGCAGCCTGGTTGTTGTATTCGTGTTTGAGATACCCAGGCACAAGGTGGCTTATGGGTAGAGCCGTATTGAAAACACTTAAAGAAACAACACTCAACTCTTTCTTTTCTGTTTGCTCAGATTGGGGAGTTAAGAAAGGGGAGTCCTATAAATTTAATGCCCAAAGTAATGTCATTGAATTTGTAAATGGTAGCTCTATACTTTTAAAAGACCTTTATCAATACCCTGCTGACCCTAATTTTGATTCACTTGGTTCTCTTGAGATTTCTGGAGCTTTCATTGATGAGGTTAATCAGTGTACAGAAAAAGCAAAGAATGTTGTTGCATCAAGGATTCGTTATAAATTATCCGAATTTGACCTTCGGCCAAAGATACTGATGTCGTGCAATCCAGCGAAAAACTGGGTTTATGATTTTTATAAACAATGGAGGGATGATAATTTACCTGAACATCAGAAATTTGTTCAAGCAAAACTAAAGGACAACCCACATATCTCTGAGTATTACGAGGAGCAGTTAAGAAAACTTGACCCTGTTTCAAGGGAAAGACTACTTCATGGTAATTGGGAGTATGATGAAGGGAAAGATAAGCTATTTGAATACGAGGCATTGTTAAATGTTTTTAAGAATACTGTTGTAGAAGATGATGAAGCGTTCCTTTCTTGTGATGTAGCTTTAATGGGTAGTGATAAAATGGTTATTACTCGCTGGAAAGGGCTTACTGTTGAGGAAATTATTACAGAAGATAAAAGTTCAGCTAACCATATTGAAATGTTAATTAAAGATTTAGCAGAGAAACATGGAATCAATAGAAAGAATATAGTGATTGATTCTGACGGTGTAGGGCAATATCTTTCTCACTACATGAAGGGTGTTACTCCTTTTATAAACAATTCAAAAGCAATAAAGGCTGAGAACTACCAAAATTTAAAGACACAATGCTATTATAAGTTAGCAGAACAGATAAACGCAGGTAATATTTTGATAAAAGAGAAGAATATTGACATTCGTAATAAGATAATTGAGGAATTAGAGGTGTGTAGAAGGAAAAATATTGACTTAGATGGTAAACTTGCTATACTTTCTAAGAAAGAAATCAAGCAATCTATAGGTCGTTCACCTGATTACGCAGATAGTTTAATGATGAGAATGAGGTTTTTGTTTGGTAAAGGTAGAAGTATATTGGCATGGGGTTAAAATATTCCAAACATTTACCCAGAAAATGTAGAAAGTTTACTATAATTGCATAAATGGATATAGATAACGATATTTATTGCATGAATAATAAGCATAAGGAGATAATCTTAGATTACTTAAATCAAATGCAGGGTCTAATGGATAGGGTAACTCTGGATGATGATGCTTATGAGGACTTTCTAACTGTTTTAGCAGAAATGATAGATATGCATAATGAAAATGGAGCTTACGCTTATCAAGACGCTCTTTATAGACAAACATGGTTTTATAGCCTACCTAACATGGTTTACTGGGCCTGCTTAGGTTATATGTGTGGCATTGATACAGAACACCTTAAAATGGATAAGGTTATCTTAAAAATGTCTAAGATATTAATAAAAACAACAGCTAGACTTGAGAGAATGGCTTTGATTAACCCAGGATTAGATAATGACAAAACACTTTTAAACTAATGACTACAATAATTTTAAACGAAAAGGAGGTTGATTTGCCAGATAGCTGGTTAGATGTAACCTTTAATGATTTCTTAGCATTTTCTAAGATAATTAAGCAGCAGAAGACAGAAGAAGAGCTTATAGACCTTTATAAAGATGAGTCTGAAGAGATACAGACCTTGCAAATGAGTCTAGCTAATATTAATTTCAATACAAAAATTGCTTGTTTCTGGACTGGAATGACTGAGCAAGAAATTTCTTTATGTGCTTTAGAGGATATTGAAGAGGTAATGAAGCAGATGCAGTTCTTAAATGAACAGTATCATCCAATTTCATTGGACAAATTTACCTTTAGAGATGAAGTATATTATCTTCCTAACTTAAATATGGAAGGAGAGAATTTTGGGACTTATATTGAGGCAGAACAAGTAGAAATAAATAATAAAAAAATTGAAAATGGTAATTTAGATATTTTACCAAAGCAGATGGCTATATTATGTAAGAAAGAAGGAGAAGTTAAAGGTTTGGTTGATGATGACCTTATAGATAAGAGGGAAGCTCTATTCAGAGAAATTGACATGGCAACTGTTTGGGATGTCGCTTTTTTTTTGTTCAGACACGAAAGCACATTGATGACCGTTTTCCTAACCTCACTTCGGAAGGAGGAGATGCTAAAGCAAGACTTGCTTCTCAAGGAACAATAGATGGATATGGATGGCTAAACACTCTTTATGATGTAGCTAAAGAAGGTGTTTTTAATTTATCAGAATACAATCCAGTAAACAGTGTTTTGATGACAAATTTATACGAGGTATTAACTTATTTGTCTTGGAAAAATGCTTGTAATATGTATGAAAAGAAATATAGTGAGTTACAGAAAAAAATTAGCAACTAATGGGAGGAAATAAAACTAAAATATGTGCACATTGTGATAAGGTAATGAAGGGATGTGCTTGTCAATGGACTGGTTCTTCAGATGGAAAGGTAGTTCATAAGTCATGCAAAGGTTTGTATGAAGAAAATATAAAAAAAGAAGGAGAAAAAATTAATTGTGCTCACTGTGACACTGTTATTGAAGTAGGGATTGACGGAGAGTCTTATTTCAGAGCATTAGATGGAAGAAATGTCCATCTTCGTTGTCAAAGGCACTACGAATTAGGATTAAATAAAAAAAATAAATAAAATGTCAGCATATTCTACAACATACAATTTAACTCAACTAATGACGGACTTTAAAACCTGTGCTACTGCTGCTGGGTTTTGTACAATTAAAGTAGGGCCAACAGAGCATATAAATTTTGACCACAACATTTGTTATGATTTATTAAATATAGCTTACCCATCATCATATATAGCTGAGGGAGTTAAAGAGGTTTATACTTTTGATATGATAATCGCTAGACCAGTATTATCAGGTAGCACTCAAGGAGTTCAGGTTTTTGATGATGATGTTATTCAGATAATGTCAGAGCTTGAAATAAAAATGTGGAATCTTTTATCTTGTCTTGCCCTTGGTATTAGTGGAGGTGGAGGTTGTCAAGCTCATATTCCAAAGCATAAGATTAGTATTCAAAGAGAAAAAGGTATATTTAATGATAAATTAGTAGCACTTCGTGTTAGATTTGACGCTATAGCTAATATAGCTGTAACTGTTGACCCTTGTGGTGGAGGCCCTGGTAATCCTGGAGGCTGTGATGACCCTTGTGTAGCTTTCTTTGGAGCTTGTGGCTGTACAGACCCATTAGCTGTTAATTTTGACCCAGCAGCAGGTGTTGATGACGGAACATGTTGTTATGGGAACGGAGCAGAACCTTGTGATGATAGTGATGGAACTGTATTTGTACCCCCAACATATCCTGCTTCTCAAACTCAAAATCCATAATAATGCTAATACAAGAAATTATACAAGGGTTAATGAGTTCTTCTGGTGATAATGTTATTAGAATGATGAGAAAAGGTCTTGATGAATCAAGGGGAGGTAATCAATTACCCCATTCAACAACCAGTAAATCAGTAAATAGCCTTAAAGCAGAGACCCCATTTGCTAATAGTGTAGGATTAACTTGGGATTTCACAGCTAATGATAGTGCTATAAGGGTTAATAATGGAGGTTCAAGATTTAAAAGAAAGTCAACAGATGTGCCTTATGGTCAATTTAATAGTCCAGGAGGGGAAAGTCAGTATATAGCAGCTTTAATTAAGTGGTGTAGAAGGAAATATGGCTTAGATGATATACAGGCTAAAAAAATGGCATTTGCAGTAGCACAAAATGCCTCTAATAGAGGTAGTGTTGTTGAGCACTCAGGATGGTTTAATGAAATAGAAGACCAAGTGTATAGACAAATAATTCGTGATATAGACAGGATAATCAAGACTAAGATAGAAAAGAAAGTAAATCAACAATTAAAAGGAAATAAATAATGGCATCAGGAGCAAATTATTCAATATTACACCAAAAGCATGGTCATGTTATGACTTGCTATAGACCTATAGTTATATCATTAGAAACAACAGATTCAAATGTAGCTTTCTTCAAAGGGACTCTTTATAGAATGAATGAATCTAGTTCTTGGGAAAATACAGGGGTGGTTTTTAACGCATATAGAGATGAGGCTCACACAGGACAATACATGTGTAATGTCATGGAGTATTGTAGGCAATATTTCTTTACTAACGATAAGTTTTTTGAAAACCAATGGTGTGGAACTACTCCTACTGGTCAGTTTGAGTATGAGGATATGTTTATGCAACATTTTTATGTTAAATTCTTCCCAGTTGTATATGGTAGTGGAGCTAGTTTACAAGAGGAAACGACAAATGTTAAAAACACTGACCAGTTTGCTGTTATACCTACTAATACAAGAACAATGGAGGGATATAGTAGTATTGATGATTACATTAGAGTTGATAAATTTGTTGTTTGTAGTTCTAATGGAACTGCTGTTGCTACACCTGGTAGTGCTTGGAATGAAACATTAACAAATATGCCAGACGGTAATGCTTTAGATGTTACTACTCCTATTTTATGGAACAATATTGTTACACCAAGAGCTAGTAGGCCTGATAAAAAAATACAAATGGAATTTTCATGGGATGGCAATAATGCTGGAAGTTATAATGTTTTGAGTGGAAATATGACTGGTTGGAAAAGAGAAATGGAACAATATCCTATGAATCCTGCTCTTCAATCTTTCATGGCTGGATTACAGAGTGACCCTTCAGTATATTCTGTTATGGATGTAAATGGAAATCTTGTTCAAGAGGGAGTTAGATATACTGTTAAGAAAACTTATAAAGAAACTAATGGGGCTAACTGGAGAAGTGGCCCTTCACATACGGTTACATTAACAGATAGAAGAAATCATAATTGTGGTAAGTCAGCAGAACAATGGACTCAATTTATTTTTAAAAATATGTTTGGAGGTATAGACTGGTTTATATCAAGAGGTGTTCATGAAAAAGCTGTTGGAGTGGGAGGCTCTTCATACTCAAAGTTCACTAATTTTGATAGAAATCAAAAAGATTTTGGAGTTTGGAAGGGACAACATAGCACAATGAGTCTTTGGACAGACAGAACAGATGAATTTTCAGTAACCACACAGCCATTAGTAAAGGAACAGGCTGTATGGCTTGAGGAATTAGTTACATCTCCAGAGGTTTGGATTGTCCATGAAGGAATAGATATGTATAATAACAGAGTTAGTCCATACGGTATGGATTCTAATCAACCAAAAAGACTTGTTCCTGTAATGATAACTCCAGGTTCTTATGAAGTTTATAGCACTAAAGACCAAATATACTACATGAAGTTTTCATACACATTGTCAGAGAAAATAACTACACAAAAGAACTAAAATGCCAAATTCATCACTAGCAAAAGATTTAATCTTAGAGATAGCAGAGAAAGACCCTGTATCAGCACAAATTATTACAGATTATACCTTGCAAGATGTTCAAATGCAAGAAGTAGAGAGTTGCACTAGGCAAGGTAATACTATTATATGTTCTGATGATATTTGGGCTTCAGAAGTTGTGCAAATTGAAGATTTCAATATATTATGTTATGGGCCTTCAGGGGCTAACTGGCCTACCTATGAGCCTGATAATGGTAATTACAGGTTTACTAATGGTAGTAGTAGTAATAATGGGTATGGTTATGGCTCTGGAAACATGATGTTCATGCAGGAAGATGATTTTGACACTAATAGTCCTCAGAAATATACTATAGAGTTTGTAGTTAAGATGTATGAACCAGGTGGAGGTGGGGCTTTTAAAGACTTTACTGATATGGATTTACCTACCTCTTCACCAGCATGGCCTTCATATTCAACATCTAATTGTCATTCAACAAGAGGTAGAAGCCTTTATTGTTATCCAACTGTTGACACTCCTGGTGGGGGAGAGGAGCAAAAAGTATTGATATTTGATGTAGCACAAG